TACAGGCTGAGGCCTAAACGGGTGAGCGAGCCGAGCTGGTCGATCTTGCTGTCATCGGCGCGTTTCAGCGACAGGCTGAATTCGATCTTACGAGCCGCCCCATCCTTGAAGAAAATACTTCGGGTCTCCTCGATGCTTTCGATGAACCATAGCCCATAGATGGTGCCCTCGCCATCGATCAGCGGCCAGGCCTTGCCGGCGTCGGCCATCACGCGCAGGGCATCGATGCTGACGCGGCCACCGGTGATCTCCGGCAGCAGGGTGCCGGTCAGGGTTATGGCGTCCTCCCCCTGGCCGAGGTGCTGATACGAAGGACGCACGCCGATGCGGCTGTTGCTCGCCCAGCGCCAGTGGGTGGATCGGCGCAGCTGCTGGAAGGGTGCAGTCTTAAGCTGAAACACAAACAGTCCGAGCGTGGCCATCATGGTTGCTTACTCCTCATCGTACAGGGCGGCGCGTTTACGGGCGGCTTTCTGCTGGCCCAGCTTGTCCACTTCACGGGCCACCGCTTCGGCCAGTGTCTGCTCGTTCATGCCGGGTGCAGCCGCTACGTTGATGCTGGCCTGCACCGTGGTGTTTGCCTGGGCCGATGGCGCCGCCAGTGCCGGCCCGGCCTGAATGGCGCCGGTGCTCAAGCTGGCGGCCATCACCGCCGGTAAAACACCTGGTGTTTTTTTGCTGGCCGCTTCGCCCATGCCAAGCTTGTCGCTCATCCAGTCGGGCAATAAATCGGTGAGCCCGGTGATTTTGCTTTTTATCCAGGTCAGCTTTTCATCGATGCCAGCGCCCAGACTGCTGATGATGTTGCGACCGAACTCGGCGAACTGGTCCGGCAGCGCCGAGAAATACGCCTTGATGCCATCCCAGTGTTTGATGATTAAACCGAGCGGCGTCCAGTTGAAGAAAAAGTCACTGATCGCCTGGCCGGCGCCGATGAAAATGGTTTTCAGGCTTTCCCAGTAGGGCGCGGCCCAGGCGGTGATCTTGTCCCAGTTGGCTATCACCAGTAACGCGCCGCTGGCCAGCAGGCTGATCAGGGCAATGATGGGATGCCCCATGGCCAGCTTGCCCAGGGTGGTGAGCGTACCGATAACCGGCGCCAGCTTGACCGAGGCCACGGCGATGGCCAGGTTGCCCCAGCCGCCGACAAAATTAGCCAGCCATGAGGCGCCGCCGGCGAGGGTTTGCACCACCTCCCAGACCTTCGCACCGGCCACCGCCACCACATCGATGAAACGCATAATGTACCGGCCCGCCGTTTCCGCCCAACGCTGCAACTCACCGGATGCAGCCATGGAATTCAGCCGGGCCAGTAAGCCGCCCAGGTGACCCTTGAGTTTTTCGAACGGGCCGGAGTTCATCACCATTACCTGGAAGCGCGTCCACTGGTCTCCCAGGTTGGACATGATGCCCGCCCAGGTCTTCGAGCGTTTTTCGCTGGCGCCGGCGTATTTCTCATCCCAAATTTTGCGCAGCACTTTCTCGATGGACTTGCGGTCATCCTTCAGCGCGGACAGGGTGCGCTGCACGCCTTGTTTATCCGTGTAGCTGTAATTGAACAGGTCGCCGTCGGCGCTGGCCTTGATGCCGAACTCTTTTAGGCGTTCATTCTCACCGGTCACCGCATCGGCAATGGCCTCGACCGCCTGCATGATGGGCTTACCCATGGCGGATCCGGTGTCGCTTAAGGTATTGAGCAGGCCGCTGGTGGGATCCAGGCCATAGGAGCGTAAACGCACGAACGCCTGGGTCACTTCCCCCAGCTCGCTGGGTGTGTTGGCGGCGAAATCCGATACCCACTTCATGCTGGCCTGGGCTTTTGCCTGGGAGCCTTCCACGGTTTCCAGTATCGCCTGGTAACCTTCGAACTCGGCGGCGGTGTTGATCAAGGGTGAACCCACGGCAATGCCAGCCGCCAGCACGCCGCCGGCACCCCACAGGGTCGCGCTCTTCGCCTTGCTCCAGGCGGCCTGCATTTTGCTGCCTGCGGCACGGGTCAGGCTGAGCATGCGCTGCTGGCGTTGCAGGCGCTTGTTGAGGCGCTCGGTACGGCGCGACAGTTGCGACTGGGCGTTACCTAGTTTACTGGTATCGATGCCGGCGGCGCGCAGTTCATGACGCAGCTTGCCGGTTTGCTGGCGCAACGACAGATGCCGCTTTGACAGGCGGCTGACGCTGTTGCCGGCGGCGTTCATTTTCTTACGGATACTGTCGAGGTTTTTACCGGAACGCTTCGCGGCTGCGAATTCCTGACGCAGGCCTTTGAGCTTGGCCCGTGCCTGGTCGAGTTTGGCGGCGCTGGTGTTGAGCTGGACGCCCAGTGATTTCAGGTGCTCGACCTTGCGGGCCTGCTGGTTCACCTGTTTGATGGCGTCTTTGGTATCCCGCAGGCGACTGGACAGCGCCCGGTTGACCACACCGGCTTTTTTAGCGGGGCCGGACAGTTTGTCCACCATTTTCAGCATGACGGAGAGCTGAAGATCACGCATACCCATGTGCTATACTGCCTGTTATGGTTTATTTATATAAAGCGTTGCTCACACTTGGCTTTCTGATTGCGTTAAGCACACCCGGCATGGGTGCGCTTACCCTGACGCTGATTGTTTTCATCCTGATTGCCCTGTTCCCTAATCCTCGTCGTCCTCGGACCTAGACCAGCGCTTCACGGCGGCCTGCCACCAGTCCATTAATTCATCCAGTTCCATTGGATCCATGACGGTCGGTGGCCAGTGAAACACCACCGCGATATCCGCCATGACATCCTCGACCCTTAACGGGAGTCGTTCTTGCGTTCCAAAAAACCCACGACACCCAGCGCCAGCTCGGTGAAATCCGCCGGGTCCATGTTGGCCAGGTCATCCTCGGTCAATGCCGGCTCGCTTACCCGGGGAATGATTTTGATCATGGCGCTGACGTCCATCATCAACACGTCGGAGAGTTTGGTGCCGCGCAATTCGCCGGCGTTGGGTTTGCGCAGGTGGATCACATCGACCGTCTTGTCACCGTGCTTGATGGGTGTGTCCAGCGTGATGCCGGGTTGCTTTTTCTGTGTCATGTGTCACCTGTTCCTAAATGCCCAGCGCATCGCGCTGCTGTTGGAGCCGATCTTCACCGGCCACGATCTCGACCATGTTCAGCAGGTCGATTTCTATAATGTCCTCGCCATTGAGCACGTACTTGAAATAGCTCAGTGACGCGGACAGCTTCATGGGCGCATCTTCACCCGCCTTGGCGGTGCCCAGGTCGATCTCGCGCATGCGACCGCGCATGATCACCTCGATGGCGTCGGTCTCGCTGCCGGCGCCGTCACTGACCGCCGCGCCCTTGAAGCGCATCTGCACACCGTCGGCTGAGGTCACGCCGTATTTTTCCAGCAGCTTGCGCGAGTACTCGGCCAGGGTAATTTCCGCTTCCATTTTTTCCTGCCCCATGTCGATATCGACCGGGCCGTTCATACCGCCGGCGCGGTACTCTTCCATTTTGCGTACCAGCTTGGGCAGCACCATTTCGGTGGCCCGGCCCGCATAGCCTTCGCCTTCGATGAAGGCGTTGAAGTTTTTAAGTTTCTTAGGTAAAGCCATGAGCTTTTCTCCAGGGTTATCGCCAGACGATACAGCAGGTATTAGCCCGGCTGTATCGAGGCAGGATTACTTGACCAGCTGCACCAGGTAACTGGTGGTGATTTTCTGATAGAAGTTGAGGCTTTCCAGCGGCGGCACCGGCGTGTAGTCGTAATCGATGTGCAGCTCGCCGGCGGCCAGTGTGGTCTCGGTGTTCTTCTCCTGGTCCACCCAGGCATTGGCGTCGACGATGTAGCCGCGCGCCTTGAGCTCGCGGAACTTGGCGTTCACGCCTTCCACGATATCGTCGATCAGCGTTTTGCTCATGGGCTTATCGATGGCCCACAGGTGCGCATCGGCAATGGTGTCCGCCAGCACGTCGCCGGTACGGGTCGCCGACTCGAAGGCGAACAGCGGATCTGCGCTACAGGTGCGCGAGCCCCAGAAGCGATAGCCTTGCTCGTTGATCAGGGCGGTGACTTCGTTGGCATTGAGATAACCGGCGATGGTGTTGGGGTTCTGCAAATCCCAGGGCACGTCCTTGCTGATACCGGTGACGCCGTTCACTGGCACGTTGGACAAAGTCTTGTGCCAGCCGGTGTCATTGTCGATCTTGGCACGCACGCCCAGGGCGCGTGCGGTGGCCCAGTGTGAGGTCTCGCTATTGCTGGTTACATCGAAGCCGAGGAAGTCCGGCCAGATCACCATGGCCCGTTTGCTGCCGAAGTTATCGCGGTACAGCACTGCCGCTTCTGCGGTTTCCGATGCATCGGCGCTGATGTAGGTGAAGGCGCGTAGCTGGTCCGCAATGCTCACCAGCTCGGTGGCCACTGCCTGGTCGTCGAGGCCTGGCGCACCCAGAATGCGCGGCTTGATGCCCAGCTTGCTCTTGGTGGTCAGCAACGCCTGCAGGCCGGTGTGGGCGCCGGTGACGCCATCGACCGCACCGATGACGTCCGCCGGCGTGACCAGCGTGGCGTCGATGACATCGTAAAAAATAGAGAGGATTTCTCCGGCGGCAATTGCGCCGGTCGCGATACGGGTGCCCACGCCTGTTTCCAGATTGACACTGTAATCCACGCCTTCGGCATAGGTGGTTAATCCGTCCTGTGACTCGACCACCAGGTTGCTGATGTAGGTATCCGGAAGGGTAATGGTGTCGTCCGCCTGCACCGTGTATTCGGTAGCGGCCACGGGCGCGCTATGCGTGGCGGGATCCAGCACGTTGATCGCCACCACCATGGCGCCGATCTGGTCGAAGATGGCGTCGAACACGACCGCCGCCGTGCCGT